CTATTAAAGAACGAAGCGCAGCAGAGTCCAAAGTAAAAACCCTGCGGCAACGTTTACAAGCGTCCGCTTCATAATAGGAGTCAATCATGGCTGAACAGTTACCAAACCCGATTCTTTCTACCGACCTGACGGTTGAGACTAAGGTCAACATCGATGAGTTGATCTACATGCTGAACCCCGACGACCTGCCCATGCTGGGCGGTGTCAACACCGACGGCTTCCCCGTCGTTCCTCGCCAGCCTGTCGATAACACCGAGTTCTCGTGGCTGGAAGACGAGTTCCTTACCCCCCGCACCACGCTTGCATCAGCGTACACCGCAACTGGTACGTCGCTGACTGTCGCTTCTGGCGCTGGCGAGCGGTTCGCTGTTGGCGACGCCGTGCGCATTGACGACGAAGTGTTCGCAATCACCGCTGTGTCGAACGACACGCTCACGGTGACGTTTGGTGCTGCTGGCACTTCCAACGTGAACCATGCGTCCGGTGCAGAAGTGCTGGGCATCGGTACGTTCCTGTCCGAAGGTTCAATCGGTGACGAGCAGTTCACCGGTCGTACCAAGTACAGCAACTACACGCAGATTTGGACGAGCAAGATTCAGATTTCGCGTACCGCCCAGCGCATCCCGAAGTACGGCATCGCTAACGAGTTGGCTCGCCAGACCCGCAAGGTCATGCTGGCCGAGGGCGTCAACATGGAGCAGGCTCTCCTGTACGGAATCAAGTACCAGTCAGGTGCAACCCGTTCGACCGGCGGTGTGTCACAGTTCGTGACTACCAACGTGTTCAACAACGCCGCATCAGGCGACTGGTTGACCGTCGAAGAAGTTGAGCGCACCCAGCAGATTGCATACGACGCAGGTGGCCAGTACACCGCCATCGTGTCGAATCCCGCAAACTTTGCTGCGTTGAACAACCTTGCTGGAGCCGAGCGCATCCAGACTGTCACCATCGAAGACGAGCGTCGTGGCCGTCGTCGCGCCACCAGCGTCATCACCGAGTTCGGTGAAGTGCTGCTGGTTCGCAACCGGTACTGCCGCGCAGCCGACGCTTTCGGTATCAACCGTGAGAACTTGATCTACCGCACGTTCCAGCCGATGGTTATGCAGCCTCTCGCCAAGACCGACGACAAGGACAACTACATGTTTGTCGCGGAAGGTGGCTTTGAGGTCAAGGGTCAGCGTCACATGGCGCGTTGGACTGGTCTGGACAACACGGCGGCTCTGCCGACCGATCTGGTCTGACCTACCTAATCCCTAACTAGACACACGAAAGTGGGGGGAGGGGCCATGTGCCTCTCCCCCTACGGTGGGGAGAAGGTATGAGCAGGAACACGGTTGAAGCAGTAATTGAGCGGGTTCGTCGCCAACTTAACTCTGCGCTCCGACAGGAAAGCAACTTTCTTACTGCCGATATTGATAACGCTGTCACATCTTTTGTTTTAGAATTTGATTTAACACCTGCGATTCAGTTCGGAGCGGTGTTATCAATTGGTAAAGAACTAATGCGGGTGACAGCGTTTGATTCGGTAACTAAGCAAGTAACTGTAAAACGGGGTTGGCAGGACAGCGACGCTGAGTCTCATAGCACCGGTGATGAGGTTTTAATTAATCCTCGGTTTACTAGGTACGACATTTATGACGCACTAATTGATGAGGTGTCGTCGTGGTCACCTGATTTGTTTAAGGTTGAGTCGTACCAATGGGATGTGGTTGACAATCAAGAAACAGTAGAGTTGCCTGCAAGTTTGTCTGACGCAATTGGTTTAGTTCGTTTAGAACGCAACTACTCGCATGACGACAGTACAGCATGGCCAACCTTGAAGTACCGGCTATCACGCGGTGACGTTGGCACATGGGACGGTGTGTCGTTGTCAGGGATGCTTATTCGTCTTGTACCGCGACATAATCATTATGCCGCCGGTAAGGTGCACGCAGTTATTGCAAGGCCTTTTGACGTTTCTAGCGGGCTAGCAGAATCAGTTGATCTTGTTAGTACGACAGGGTTGCAGCCGTCGATGATTGACCTACTTGTGTTGGGTATTAAGTTGCGAATGTTGACTGACGATGAGAATGTGCGTGGTAATCGTCAACCTGCAAGCGATAGTCGGAGTATGCAGGATATGAATGATCGTCCGCTTGAACATGCTCAAACTGTACGTGGCACATATTTGCGTAGGTATTTGCAAGAGGTGACAAAGTTGCGAGGCAAATATCCGATGAGGGCGTGGTGACATGCCGAATCCGCCTAATACAGTTTCGCTTGGAAGCCATGTTTATTCTGTTGATTTAGCAAACTATCAACACAATTCTTTACCGCCGTATCGGCAAGGTGTTGTTACGTCGTCTGATCTTGGCGATCAGTTGTACAATCCTGACGGTGGTTGGTGGCGTTATCGTTATGACTGGAAAGGTGGTGCAAATCAAAAACTTGCTGACCTTGATCCAGACGCAGACGCAACACGGTTTTGGACTAGCACCAACATTAATACGCAAGGCGATTATGTACTGACATTAGCCAACGATATGGCGGAAATCCCACCGTATTTGGGTGTGGGTTTCAGTAATCCAATCGAACGTTTTGATGGCAAACTATACACGTTGCTGTATTTAAGTGGCCGACTTGATCTTGTCGAATCAGAGTTAGGCGATACTTGGTCGTCAAGCGGGCACGCTTTGTTATCGTACGGCGGCACTGCAAACGTTCAAGCGTTTTATGCTTTTCCAAACGACACAGATCGCCGGTTATTTATTGTCGATAACAACCGCCAATTGTGGTACGCGCCTGATACCGGTGGCACAGGAGGGGGTTTAATAACCACCGCTACCAAAAACGTGACAACAATCAATTTAGTTAATAACAACTTGCTTGTTGCAGCAGGTAACCAAATCCTCGAAATTTTGCCGTCTGGCAGTAGTTACGTAGCCAACGTTGTGTACGAACACTTCGATGAAGAATTCGAATTCAACACAATTTTTGCTGTTGGCTCACGCATCTACGTTGGTGGTGCCGACGAAGATCGCACAGCAATTTACGCTATGACGGTGACAAGTACGGGTCGTCTTGCTGTGTCAAGCGTTGTATGTGACTTGCCTATCGGAGAACGACTAAACAAAGCAATTTCGTTTTCTGGAAATATTTTGCTACTGACGAATCTTGGTGCACGTTTTGCGACCGTAACTGGCGATGGATCAATTACGTACGGTGCTGCTATTAATCCGTTTGAAAACTCTAGGCCAATTAACGCTGCAATTGTAGGCAGCAAAGCGTATGTGACGTACAACACGGGGAATAACGCTTCTCTTGCGTTGCTTGATTTTGAAAACTTTGTTGAAACGTTATTGCCTGCACATTATGCGTTTTGTTCAATCACCGGATTCCCGACCGGCAACACAGCAATTTTAAATGCGTTGCAACAAATTATTTTTGCTGAGAAACGCGAGACATTATTTGTGCCGGGTGGCGGAACTGTTGAAGTATATTCGTCTAACGTTTTGTTCCGTACTGAAACAGCGTTGTTTGACTTAAGCGGCTACATGACAACCGGCACAATTGATAGCGGCGAAATTTATTTTGGAACAGTAGACGAAAAATTATTAGGCGAGTTAATTGTTACGTTCGAACCTTTAGCATCTGGTGAAAGTATTTCAGCAACAATAGTGTTGGCTGGTGGCGGCACAAACCAGACAGCGACCCAATCCACTCTTGGTGCCACAAGTCTTGTTATTCCCGTGTCCGGCGAACCGTTTAGGTATGCCAACGTGCAGTTGACATTGAACTCGTCAAGTGGCACGACAACACCGACTGTAACGGGTTGGAAACTTAACGCATATCCAAAACCTCCGACAACGCAACGGTGGACGGTGCCTTTGTTAGCCACTTCATTTGTGTTGCAAGGTGATGGCCAAGGACAAGTTGTGTCGCAAGACCCGTATACCGAAGTTGACTACATTCGTGATTTGTGGGAAAACCGTACGGTTACTACATATACCGAAGGTACACATTCCTACACTGTTTTAGTCGAAAACTTTATTGTGCAGCCAACTAAATGGGACGATGCTGGGTCTTGGCTTGAAGCCGTTTTGACTGTTCAATTAATTAGTTTGTAAACACTTAACACCAGTTGCCGGACATGTACCACGGTTGCCACTTACACCAGCCATACACCTCGGCTTGTTCGCTCACATACTTGCCCCATCGCAAACCGGTAACAGGATCAAGTAAATCCTGCATTGTCGCCCCAGCATCTTCAACCGCGCTACGCCACGTTTTGCGGTTGACTTGCATCAGACCGTAATCGTATGTATCTGACACTACAGACTGGCACCGTGTCTCAGCCCACACAATTTCATCGACCTGTCGTAACTCTGCAAGCGACCAGCCTGCTTCAATCATTGCTGGTAGATGTTCGGGGCAGTTGTAATTATCTATATGACCGACAGCGTACATTGGTAGTATACTGTTGAACGGTATTAGTAATAACGGAATGATAACCATTTGGTGCTCCTATGACTGTTGAAGGCTACAAACATTTCATTGACGCTGAGTCAATGTCGGCGTTCGACGTTAATGCGTTCCTTATGTCGCAGGCTGTCACACGGTTCGAAACGGCTGCTGATCGTGATGCAGCGTTGGAACAGGTTGTGACTGAGGGGATGGTGTCATATAACAAGGATACCGGAGAGTTACAGTTGTATGACGGTACGGCATGGCAGACTGTAGCAGTTGGCTCGGTTGGGGTTACTGATCATGGTGCGTTAACTGGATTAGGCGACGACGATCATCCGCATTATTTGACTGAAGCGCGTGGAGATGCGCGTTATTACACGGAGTCAGAAGTTGATTCTGCGTTGGCTGGTTATTTGCCGTTGTCTGGCGGAACAGTAACTGGGGATATAACGTATTCGGCTACAGGTCGTTACGCTACTGTTGGTGCTTGGCCTACAGATGGAAACTGGGCAATGTTTGGTGGTGCCAATGGTTACCTTTTAGTTGACGGTAACTACTCCGATGACGATGTGTATCTCCGTTCCTACAATTCAACTGGCAACATAAATATTGGGGCAGCGCACACGAACACTCTTGTTGTTGGAAATGGATCGATAACCGTCAATGGAACAGGGTATGCGACGAATTGGTCTGTCGGTACAGGTTCTTCTACTAACTCTTTTATTGGAGGATCAAACTACTGGCGACCGCAAGACGCTTACGGTAACTCGTACTTTGACATCAATAGCGGGCAGTTTTACGTTGACAGCGACACTTACTATTTTAGGAACCGTGCATCTGCCAATAGCCTTGTTATAGATTCTGCTGGCAACGGAACATTCACGGGTGGGGTATACACCTCAAACTGGTTCCGCGCCTACGGTGAAGAAGGTTTGTACTCGCAGTCATACGGACAGCATTTCTATCCTGACTCTGGCGGTTTCTACTGGGACATTGACGGCCCGCTTCGTGTCCGCTCCGGCTACGAGGGAGGCATTCAAGGGTATCTTGGCTACCACGACGGCAACGGTTTCGGGTTGCTTCACTCAGGTGGGGCATGGTGGCTCAACACACAGAACAACAATGCTCACCTAGTCATCGGTGGGTCACAGCAATACAACCCTTACAACTCGGTGACGAGTCGTCGGTTGATGTTTGGCGGTGGTGACTCTAACGCACAGGGTAACTACTACATCGGTACGAATCTTGAAAACTATGGAGGCAACTACAACAAGTTAGACATGTTTTGGCACACAGGCATCCGCATGGCTGCGATGCGCCAGTATGGCGGTATCCGCATGTACGGCAGTATTACTAACAGCACTCTTTCGGACGAGTTGTTTAGTGTCGGAAAAGGTGACGGCAATGTTCGTGTTACAAACATTCTGTACATCGGCGATCACGCCATCAACGCAGTACCCGGCACCGGCAACCCGTACGGGTCGATCAACGTCGGCGGTGCGATGCAATGGGACGGCTACGCCATCGACCAGAGGTTCGTGTTCATGTACGAGGGCGCAACTCGTGGAGGTATCTACGACGACGCTTCTAACGAGTGGCATGTGGAGTCCACAACGAACGCGCAAACCAACATTATGCACAACGGGGCGACACGGGTGCAGACCGAAAACGCTGGCGTGTACATCGCAGGCAAACTTCGTGCTTACCGCAATTCAAGTGGTAGCGACACTGGCTCAATGCAAGTTGAAGCGTTGAGTGCTGCCACAAGTAATCGGACTGCGGGTTTCACAGGACACATTCCCAATTATCTTGCGCCAGTTCTTCGGGTGTGGACAGGTGCTGGAGAAGGGTTCGATTGCGGCAACTATGCGGGAAACGCTTACGCTTTTCTCGGTGCGTCGTCGTTTGTTACTCGGTCATCGGAACGATGGAAAAAGAACATTCAGTCACGCTCCGATGACGAGATCATTCCGACTGCGCTGGCGTTGCTGTCATGTCGTACCGCCCGCTGGGACGACATCAATCTTGAGCCAGTTTATTGCGAAGAACAAATGTGTCTTGTCCAGCCAGAGATGTGCGACGACCCGAACTGCGAGTGCGAATGTTGCACCGCCATCAAGACGAACCCTATCCAAGACAGGCACTTTAACCGTCGCGGATACGTTGTTGAGGAACTTGCCGAGGTGTTCCCTGACGCGATTCACTACGAGGAAGATGGGCGACCGTCGGGCATCGACTACTCGGTGTTGACCGCCGAATTGATCGACATTGTGAAACTGTTGGTTCTTCAATGCGACGCACAAGAACAGCGCATCGTAGCATTGGAGGGTGCGGCATGACCATAGAGTTTCATTGGGAAGTTGCCGAGGTCAACGTTACTGATGTCGCAGACATCAGCAACGTGATTGTTGTGATTCGTGTCGAACTTGTCGCCGTTGACACCGTTACAGGCAACCGCGAATCAGAACTTTATGATTGCCATTACGATGCACCAGACGACGGCGAGTTCATTGACTTCGCGTCCCTCACCGTGGACGATCTTCGCGCATGGGTGATCGCGTTCCATGGTAGTCACGACCGTGGTGCATGGCCTCACGGCGAGGACGCATGGGTCGAACGTCAGAAATCGAAGTTAGCGGCGCGTCTTTCTCGTCGCGCTGCAATTCGAACACCGCGTTTTAGCGGTACTGTATCAGAAAAACCATTACAAGAAGGAACATTGTGAACTCGCAAATTGAAATCCAAGATATTTTAGATGAATTACAGAGACAGTTCCCTAAGGAACTTACTATTGCTGTGCAAGCAGTTCAGATTCGCAAGATGCAAGAAGCGATGAACGCCGATGAGCCTGAAGTATCACAAGAAAGCGAGTGATTGGGAACTTCCTAAGATGGAAGTTGCCAGCCACACAAACAGTCCGCCGTTGCCGTGGGACACAATCGACAAGATTGCGTTTCATTACACAGGTGGCGACACAGTAAACCCCGACACCGCTAAACACTTGCAAGCAAGCCAGTCGTACTATGCGCGTGTACGTGGATACAGTCTCGGTTACAACTGTGCTATCGACCAAGACGGTGTGGTGTGGGAAATCCGTGGTGAACGATTCAAGTGCGCAGCAAACAAGGGACGCAACGACGAAACGTTTGCGATCCACATGCTAGTGGAAGGGCAGAATCCCGCAAACCCTGCAATGGTTGCTGCTGCAAGGTGGATGGTTACGCAAATACGTAACCGATCCTTGAATCATATCAGCATTGTAGGCCATAATGATATTGGCAATACGCAATGCCCCGGGTTGGGTATTAGCGAACAAATCCGTTTAGGTGTGTTTGAACCTAACATTCACGAAGATGTGGTAGATCAGGAGACAAGCATGGTTATTTTAGGTGTAGCAGAACGAGTGCATGACAGCCGACAAACTGTCAAGCACGACGATCTGGAAATTCGTTCCGTGTATGTCGGTGATCACAAAGCCGTGTTTGTCAACGTGACTGCCACAGGCGCAGAATCCAGCGGGTTTGTCACGTTGTACGGCGGAGGCCACGTGCCAAACGTCAGCAACTTGAACTTCCAAAAAAGCAAGGACATTTGCAACGCATCATGGGTGCCAGTACAAGACGGTCACATCTCGGTGTATACCTACGGGCGAGTTGATCTTGTCATTGATAAGCAGGCGGTTGTGTGATGCCTACATGGGCGGCAATCCTTGTCGCAGTTCTCGCTCCGTCAGGGATTGTGGTCACGCTCATTGAGCGTGTCCGCCGTGAAAACAACCGTGACCACGGTCGCAACAGCCAAATGCTGTCACAGATCGACAGTAAAGTAGACAAGATCGATACACGTTTAGACAGTCACATTGACTGGCACGCACACAAGGATGACTAATGAACTACCGTGACGCAATCCGACGCGCAATTGCAACGTTCGTAGCAGGCGCAACCGCAGCCCCACTTACCAGCGCACTCATGGATATCTCGTTCTTCAAAGCAGCAGGTATCGCAGGAATCGTTGCAGTATGGAACTATCTTGGGCGACTTGCACAAGCATGGGTTAAAGCCTGATACTGTACGACCAGTAGGTCGCCATGAAAATTCTGATCCTAGACATCGAAACCCGCCCGAACCTTGCGTACGTGTGGGGTCTATGGCAACAGAACGTGGCACTCAACCAGATGACAGACGCCGGTCGTGTCATCTGTTACGCCGCAAAATGGCATGGCGCACGCCATGTCTACTTTGCATCTGACTACCACGACGGCCACCACGAAATGGTCAAATCGGCATGGGAACTCGTCAACGAAGCCGACGCCATCGTCCACTACAACGGACGAGCGTTCGACATGAAACACTTATACCGCGAGTTTTTACTAGAAGGACTACCCCCACCAGCCAACCATAAAGACATTGACTTGTTGACCACCGTAAAAAGACAGTTCAAGTTCCCGTCAAACAAACTTCAACACGTAGCAGAAGCATTAGACCTCGGCGGCAAACTCCAACACACAGGCTTCGACCTGTGGTTACGCTGTTTGGAGAACGACGACAAAGCGTGGAACATTATGAAACGCTACAACATTCAAGACGTACGCCTTACCGAACAGGTATACAACAAACTATTACCGTGGGTTGTCAACCATCCGAACGTGTTGCCATACCGCAATCAGCAAGACGGATGTCCCAAGTGTGGCAGCGACGACTACCAGCGCAGAGGTTCACGCCACACTGCTACGTGTTCGTACGCACGATTCCGATGCAACAAATGCCACGGCTGGTTCCAAGCCCGCACACGCGAACAAGTCGAACAACCTGATTTCAAGTAGTGTAATCAGGGTACGGCTGACGCCGATGACTTTTGTTCTGTTCCTGCAAAATAGCGCGACGACTTTTCTGCGACACCCCACCCCAAATACCAAGCGTTTCAAACTTCTCGCTTAACTCCATCGAATAGTCGTAGCACTCTTGCTTGACCACACATTCTTCACAAATCTGTTTGGCACGCTTCAACGTCAGATTGTCCCCACGTTCAGGGAAAAACGTTTCAACGGGTTCATTGTGACAGTTTGCAAAGTCAAACCATTGCGGGCGTAACAGTTCCATATCAAACATTAGCGAGTCCTTCTACTGCTTCATCCCATGCGGTCTCATAGCGTTTGTTGTACTCATCCCAATACGCATCGGGATCAGCGTCAGGGTCAATGTCCATTACCCATTCCTCTACGATTTCGCCAAGAAACTCACCGTACGCAAACTTACGGCTAACCACAAACATTTCCCCCTCGAAATCGCAGACAGTAACAATGACACAATGATATTTTTCGGAGATACGTTCGTACACATCATAATGAAAACAAGTCCACGGCGTGTTGTAAGTGACAGTTACACGCAGATCGTCACGATCTACGTCAGTATCACGCGGGTCGCAAGCGCCCCATTTGATACCCCAATGCTCTAACTGCCAACTATGCCAATCATAAAAACTTGTAGCGACATATGCTTCGGCGTTCTTCTTGTACCGCTCGGCTAGTTCCTTCATCTGCTCAGGACTCGGAGCGTTCAGCACATGGTCAATTGTGACCGGTGGAGACTGTGTACCTTCTAGAATTGTGGGCATCGGTAGCGCGTTATGAACTATAACTTCATCACCGACGAGACAATCGTCAAGAAAGTTTTGCATGTCATCGTTTTCTACAAAGTAGAACGACGTTTTGTTTGTACTCCAATTTGGCATTATTTCCTCCTGATATAATGGTTTCATGGCTACCAAGAAAAAGGCAACCAAGTCGCGTGTCAACGAGGCCGGTAACTATACCAAGCCTGCGATGCGGAAGCGATTGTTTGAACAGATCAAGGCTGGCGGTAAAGGTGGCAAGCCCGGACAGTGGTCTGCTCGCAAAGCACAAATGCTTGCGAAGCAGTACAAGGCGAAGGGTGGCGGTTACAAGTGACTGCGAAACGTAAGCCACAAAAGTCGTTGGACAAATGGACTAAGGAAAAGTGGCGCACTCCGTCAGGGAAGCCATCTACTCAGGGGTCGAAGGCGACCGGCGAAGTGTACGCCCCTAGCCGTAAAATTAAACAGTTAAAAAAAACGTCTGCTGGTCGTGCTAAATTAGCAGCAGCCACCAAAAAGAAACGACAGGCAACCAAAGCAGGCAAGCAACACGCACGTCACGGATTACACAAGGGAAAGAAATAATGGCTAAGAAAGACCCACGGTTAGAACGAGCAGGCGTCGATGGCTACAACAAGCCCAAGCGCACACCTAACCATCCCACCAAATCACATGTCGTTGTTGCCAAGGAAGGCGACAAGATCAAGACCATCCGGTTTGGGGAGCAAGGCGCAAAGACCGCAGGCAAACCCAAGGCTGGCGAGTCCGACAAGATGAAGAAGAAGCGCGCATCGTTCAAGGCTCGTCACGGTGCCAACATTAAGAAAGGCAAAATGTCTGCAGCCTATTGGGCTGACAAAGTTAAGTGGTGAGTGGGGGAGCGCACTAGGAGGTGTCGTGCGCTCAACCCCACCCACCTGTTACGTTAGGGCCGAAAGGATAAGACCCCGGCAGACCTCCCCAACAACAAAGAGGTAGTAACCCTGCCGTATTCCTTACGGAACAACAACCATAAACGTGCCGTCATTCCGTTTTGAAATCTGTCCCGGCAGGAGATAGGTAAAGTCAACACCCGCACGCCACATACGTGCACCCATTTCTTCTGCAACAATTGACGCCTGCTTCGCTTTTGTTTCGTCATCATAATAAAAATACATGCCACGGTACGCCGGTTCACGCCTCACAGGCACTGGCATCACCATATCAGTTCTCATCTGCACCATCTTGCTCACCGTAGACCGCCTTCCAATACGCCATCAAAGCCGCTTCTGCTTTGCCATCATCTTTTTTTAAAGCGAAGAAAGATGATAGATCAGGCCAGAGGTCACATGCAAGTGAACGCGAAGAATCTTTGGAAGAATCTAGTCCTAAATCTTTTTTCCATTTCTGCGGGGCAGCGTAACTAATAGTAAACCCAAGGGTGTCTAACACACCAAGGATCACACCGTACGACATGCCAAAGTTAAACACGCTGGTGACACCTTGATTCGGGCGGGCAGCAACGTACTCTACAACAGCGTGATTACAGCCATGCAATCGACGCCAATCGTTCAACATCATCGATAGTTCTACACCGCACACACGTTTACGTTTGCCAACATGTAACGGCATTTCAAAAACTTCAAGCAACTGCTCGTCATCGACAATTGCTAGACCACCAGTGAACCCGGGGTCAATACCAATAATCATGCTTCAAGATTAATTGCGTGACGAACAGCCTGACGAATATCACGACGCAACTTGCGCACAAATTTGCGATCCATCATCAAACCGACACGGTGCACGTTGTCGTCAAAGTCAACGAACTCAAACAACAAACCGACACCTTTGGCACCGTCGCGCTTCCACTTAGCAGCCTTTACAAAGTACCCCTTACACGACGGGATATCTAAATCGTTTGTTACTTCCTGATCCATGTCACTCCTTCATCAGTAATAATCGACGGCACCAGCGCACCAGCCTGCACTTTACTAATCATTGTCTTGATACGTTCTTCATCGCCATCAGTCTGGTCATACACGGCAGCAGCGAAATCATCGGGGTCAAGACCAAACTCGCACGCAATAGTTTCAACAGCCTCCATCAGCGGGTCAACAACTTCGCCGTCCACAATATCGTCAATTGTCGATGGGCCAACAGCATCCAACTCGCGCACTACAGGCGGAGCCGGTGCGTTAGCAATCGCAACAACAGACCCCATGCCGGACTGTAGTTCCTGAGGGGAATGATCAACACTCAACATCGGCACCACGTAATGGCGGGTACGACCAGCAGCCTTATCGCTACGCTTCTCCACACTCAACGTAGCCTGCACCATATTGCCAGCAGCGTGCAACGACTGAATCAAATCGACCATCCCCGGCAACTCGTGCGCAGCGTTCCAACCCTTAGTTTCCAAACGCCATGTGCCAGCGAAACGCAACTGAGGCAACACAACATTCAAGCGTGTGTACGGCTGACATTCGCGAACACCTTTGGCAACACAGATACACGGGTTGTTGACTGGCACAGCCTCACTACCGTGCATCTCTACAATCTCGCACGACTCGCCATCACACCGACGCTCACAGCCACCGCCTGACCACTTCTCGTACCACATCGACAAACCATCAGGCGGCAAATACACAGGCACAGACGACGACGTAGTAATAACTTCGAACTGGTTTTGGATACGGGCACGCTCATCAGTCCACGGCTGGCACGTACCACCATACAACTCAGCCAACTGACGGATCAGGTCTTCATGGGGGGATGTGAACCTGAACGTATCAATTGACTTCATCGCCCGACCAGACTTCACACCCAGCCGGATACGACCGGCTTCAGGTGCGCGTTTACCTAGTTGCGATAACGGGGTGATAGTGGTACGTGCCATGTGGGCCTCCTTAGTTAACCGTCGAATCTTCGATGTAGCAGGAATCCTTATCGGCTTCCCACGCCAAGTTGTATTGGTTGCCGCTCAAATCGCCAATTGCCACATCGACTTCGCTTTCAATTTCTCCAGCGATTTCGTTAAGGGCATCATCAGGATCAAGACCGTGCTTCGTTGTGAACTTACCACGGAACTCAATAGTGAGAGTCACACTAAAATCACAGTCCTGAGCGCGTTGATCAGCGATAACACGTTCGTGAACAAGCATCTCGTACAACTTACCAAACTTGCTGTCAGGTTCAAAGTCGTCTTCCTCGTTTAACTTGGCGAACGCATCCTGCACACCATTGCACAAGACAAACGTTTCTTCATCATCGAACGTTAAACATTCGGTGGGTGTATCATGCTTCTTAATCATTGCTACCTCCTAAGTAGTGTTTATCATGCAACATTGCCTGTTTAAACAACTGATCTAAAAACCAGCGTTCATTAGCAGCCAACTTACGCCTAGTGCGATTACACACCAAACGAATCTCACCATCATCAATCTCCAGATGGTAGTCACTTAACCGTGACCCAAACTCAAACTTGAAATCATTAGTAACACGCAACTCCTTAACCTTCGGAGAATACGTACGCTGCTCTGCCAACGGTGGCGTACCAGCAGGAGCACGCTTGAACCCTGTCACCTTCACACCGTTGTACTCATGCTCATCAGCACGCAACACCAAGCCAAGACGTTCCAACGACAAACGACAACGAGCCACATTGCCACGCTGCTCATTACGGTTGTAACGCTTGTTCACTTCCTCCGTCAGAATCGAATCATTAAAAACCCAATTCATTGGGAACGACAAAATAATCTCACGCAACAAGTCAGGCAACTTACTCTTGTTAACTAACTTGTCAACGCTCTCATGGCTAGGTGTCGGGTCAGACACACGAGCATGAGATGGGTTAAACATCTTTGGCATTATTCTTCCTTTCAAACAAATAGATAACTTCATCAAACCAATCAGCCCAATCGGTCGCGTGACGCTCCAAACGGAGACTGCCAACCATCGGATTGACACGCCACCAGCCCCCCTGTAAGCGTATGTCGCAGACGTACAATTTATCTCGGGCCTTACGTATCCCGAAAAAATTGACGCCCCTGACGAACCGTTTAGGTGGAGGCCGATACGCTTCGACTATTGCATCAACATGCAGATCAAGACGAGGATCGTCAGGAATCAGCACCCGATGAAACGTGTGAAACGACTTGTACACCAGCACCATCCTTGTCACATTGCGAACGCCACGGACAATATGCACAACCCCAGTACTGGCCAGAGTCCACAACCTTGTCATCTTCGACAACAACCCACGGTGCACGCGACGCCATCGGAGCAGTTACCGTCGCACCAACAGGGAACTCGGGATCATCAATCACACGATCAGGCATTACGTTTTCGTTCACATCATTAATCAAACGATTAACGCGCTCAACCTCGTGATCAAGCCACGGTTGCACAGCATCAACAGTGAACCGCCACTCAGCAGCAAACCTGCCAGCCTCCGAATCAGAATACTGTTCGGCCAACTGAGGCGACACCGGCTCCAACGACAACAACGCAATCACTACATTGCTGACACCTAAAGCAGCAGCCATCATGCCAGCCTGCAACACATAGCCATGCCGTGGCCCCTGAGGCGTACCCTTGAACGAGGTCGCCATCATTTTGAACGAAAACCCGCCAGTTGTTTTAATCTCAACTAACGTGTCATCGTCCCACAACACAACATCAGCATGACCCGAACCCGGAATACCAATAGTGCGCAAGTCAACATCAGGTTCACACGTAGAGTTCGGGAACACATCATCAACAACACTCTGCAAAGCATCGTGCACCATCGTGCCCAACCCCATCGTCCACGCCGACGCAATCGTCAACGGCTCAGACTCCGGTGTACCACGCAACGCATACCACAACTGACGATCACAACGCTTCGACGCATACGACGCACGATACGGCAACTCAGGAATAGCCCTAGCCTTATCCGCATTGCCAGCATCAAGGTACTTATCAAACCATGTCGTCGCAATCTTCTCAGCAAACACAGGACGAACAGGCGGATCACCACCATCTGATGACGGCAACGGCAAATCCGAAATATCTTTCTTAATCATTAACCCTCCTTAAAGGCTTACGCAAGTGTGTATACTATCGGCATGAGCAACATGCGCAACGTAGACCACCAAATTCTTAACGCGATCGACATTATCCGTGCAGAACACAACGCCTGCACAGCACGAGCAATCGCCAGCAAACTACGCATCAGCCCCGACGTAGTACGATACCGAATGGTCGCATTAGAACGAGCCGGTCTAGTCACATGGACAAAGATGCCCGGATCAGTCGTCAAGTTACAGGCAGAGGTTCCTCCCACTGCACCGGCTGAACATACGCCAGAACCCGAGGCGGATCAGGAACCTCCCGAATCTCCGGCAACTTCTCAGCCGAAGAAAGTCGCGGCAAAGAAGACGGGTTACAAAAAGGCTGCACCAAAGGCTCCCACAAAGGACACCTGACCCACTCGCTATCAACAAAGATAGCAGCATAATCATCAGCCCACACCATCTCGTGGCGATCCTGATACCGTATTTTAAACTTACCGGCGCGATCCTTAACACCAATCAGCCGTACAATACGCCCATCTTTTAACAACATATTGACACGGTTTTGCGCAAGGTGATACCAAAACGTACGCTTACCACTCATCGTGACGCCGATCAGGATGACACTCGTCGCACACACACGTAGCCAAATGCACAGTTAAATCATCGATATCATTTCTGATATCAACCTCGTGCAACACAATACGGCTAGTCGGCCTCCGGCTTAACGATAGCGGTTGCTTCACGAACTTCATCAATAAACTCCTCCAAAACTTGTTGAGCCTGCGTCGCACCAGAAGTCACATACATGATGCCACCAATCAAACCCATAATGTACTGCTTATCAGCGGACACCTTGTCCCACACACCATCACCGGTAGCCGTCTTCATCTGCAACAAAGCAGTGTTAGCCAACTGGCGGGCATCAGTAATCGCAGGTCGTTTCATAACAACTCCTTATCAGTAAAAACATGTGTGTCCCCCAGCCCTACCCGACCAGAGGTTGTCACCGGGGGACACACACGAACTCACGCCGTTACAATACGGCAGTACACATCAATCTTCTTGCGATCCGTCGGATTCTTACGCGACGCAATCTGCAAATTCGGAATCTCTTTCCGAATCTCATAGAACATTGACGCAGTATTCACAGGCTCAGGATACTTCGCCCACTCATTCGGAGCCTGCGCTGCCAACAGCAACACAAACTGCCACTTGTCACTTGTACGACCACGACCTGTAGTCTTCGACACAGGCGGCTCGACAAACTCAATGTCTGATAATTTCACTGTTTCTCCTTTACTCACACCGCACACACAGCACGGGCGATCTGCACAGCCTTCTGCTTCAACGGCTCAGGCTTCAAAATGGTACGGCCAAGATACGTGTCAGAATTACGATAGCCACGCGCATGATCTAAATACTCAACAGCAGTATTAACCAACGCCAACGCACTACCATTCACCGCAGCGTTCTGCTCACCGTGATACAAGCTACGGAACTGCGCACGAGCATCAGAAACATTACGACGCACACGATCCGTCGCAATACCCGGAGGCGGCTCAGGCAAAAACTCTGCAACAAACGCATCATACGACTGATCCGTCACCTTGATACCAAGCAACTCGTTAGCCAACTTGACCCACTTATCACGCGACGCAGACATACCAGAGATAGCCTGCTTGGCCTCGTCAATACGATCAGACACATTACCCTTGTGCCGGAAATCGTAATACAAACCAGTGTTACGTGACTCATCCAACGCCATCTGAACCGTGTTCCAACACACAACACGAACCTGAGTAGGTGCTGCACGCATCGCAGACTTACCGTCATGCGAATTAATCACAGTCAAATACGGAAACGACACACTGTCATCACCCGGCAAAGTATACGGCTGATCAAGATAAGCCAAAGCCCACACAATCGCACCGCCCTTAACCGAACCGGCAGTCTCAATCTTCAAACCCTGACCAACCAGAGTTTCCAACACACCAAACATCTCGGCGTTAGTAATCGGCTGATAACGGTCAGACATACCATGACCAATCACCTCGCCAGTATCGTCACGCTCCACAATACGAGCATGAGGAATCTCCACGAACTCGTCCTCGGTCACCAGTTCACCGTCAGGGCCAATCCCGATAGGGTTGGTACGACGCTGATACGGAACGACCAGCCGTGGCTCCCAGTTCAAACCAGCAAAGCGACGAGCCTCACCAATCGAACGAGGGTAATCATCAAGCACGGCACCAAGACCATGCCAAGCGGGAGTACGAACAGTAAACCCTGTGTCAAAATACGCAGGCATAATACCTCCTAGTTAGTTGTATAAAACGTGTGCCCCTTCCCCAATTGGCCTCCCAGCCGGGGGAAGGGACACACACATCCCCTATGTCCGTCACAGCGCCATCAATAGACAACGTTATGTAGGGGACACCTTGTCACTCGTCGGGATCAAACGTCCCAATCGCTGACGTTGGCTGCGGTGCAGCAACACGGACAACTTGTGTCTCCGGTGCCTTACGAACAGCCTTAATCTCACGTGGCTCACTACCAGCCAGTCGCGCAGCGAACTGCTGAACAAACGCGCTATGCCAGTCAGCATTAGCAGAAGCGTTACGACCAAACTCGTACGCAAACCGAACCGTCGAAGGGGCAAGCGTCTTGTACGACATACCAAGTTCTTCAACATCATCAACCACTACACCAGCGAAGTAACGCATATCAGCAGGCGACACAAACCCAAGTCGCAGATACAACACACGTTCCATACCCTCCGCAATAGCAGCAGCAACCTGACGGTTCTTCATCGGGAACGAATTGAACGACAATTCGCCAATCACAGTCGCGTAATCAACAAGACCCAACGAATATAAATCCGTCGCGTCAATGTTGCTGTCATACACAATCATTTATTCCTCCCAAGGGGGATCAATGTCCGAAAGGACAGTATTGTTATCAATGTCTTCAGCCATCCGACTGAAGACCGCAGCAAATAATGCCACGGCTTCCGGCACCAAACGATAAGTAAAGTCGAACTCCAAACCAGATTCCCAATGCTGCACATGCAGAATCAGAGTTGGTTCAGCGTTCTGCGACTCATCGTCTGGATCACCAACAAGAGCAAGGCCGAAGTCCAACACATCATACCGAGATGACGGGTCATTCAAACGTGCAGCCCAAAGTTCTTGATTCATCTGTGCTCCTACAATAGTAATCGTGGTGGGGGCCGGACACCACCACGGAAACCCGACCCCCACAAACCATACTACTGCGGATCACACAGTAACTGGCGACTTGACCCGCTCAATCTTGGGCAAGTACGCACGACGCACCGAAGCACCAAACTCCGTAGCAGTAATCTCGGTGCTGTATGCGCGACTACCATCCTCCGTTGTGTAATCACGCACATCGATACGACCGACAACAATCACACGGTCGCCAGTACCAAACGATGCAGCAATGTTCTCGGCCAAGCCGTCCCATGTCACAACGTTCACGTACGAGGTACGCTCATGCCATTCACCGTTCATTTGATACGGCTCATTGACAGCAACACGCGCCTTGCACAGCACCTTATCATTAGAAGTAACGGTCAATACTGGGTCTGATACCAGATTACCAATCACCGTTACGTTGTTAAACATACCCATCATATCCTCCTTAATAGTTGAAATGGGTAACAAACACTCACATCAATTACTGTAAGTGTCGTCACGCAAACGCTTTATTTGTTTGCGAGCATCTACTGTGGCCTGCTTCCAATAGCGCACAGAATCACGGTATCGGAAGAACACCAACAGGAAACCAAAGTTAATTGCAAGCGACAACATAAACATTGCGTTAGCAATATCGTTTGCTCTTTCATTGATTTCGCACATAATCTAGTTCCTCTTTAAGGTGTGTGGTTGCTGTCAACTCCCACTCATTAGTAGCAATACGACGCAACATCTTTGCCGCCATCTTGTGCGTAATGTTGTCTTGATTTGGATAAGCACATTCGGGCGTCAATAACGTATCGTCACTAATTAACTCGTGCCAATACCGTTCCCATACAGTCGTATCATCATGCAAGTTGTGGCACAACTCACGACTTTCTTCATATGTCAACTCAAACAAATCCATGACACGCTGAAGATAATTATAATCGCGATAAGCGGAGTCATCTGCTAGCAGAACTGTCCATCCAGCGATACAACCAACCGTCCCACAATCTTCAACAGCCTCGTCAAGACTGTCATAACATTCGCCATCACTAATTTGCGACGGTTTATGTTCACCGAGTTTGTACTCGCCAAACCTTCGACCAACCCATATGTTCATACTGAACTTACTTGCTGGCAAATCATCAATAAAATCCGCAACTCGTAACATCAAATCACGATTCATCAGAAACCTCCTCCGCATGAAATGCGTACCATGCAGCCTCTAAGGCCACAACAAACTGAGCAATATCTTCGTCAAAGAACGTGACAGAATCATTACCGCATGTGATCTTGACAACCGCAAACGACTCGTGATCATGGAAATCGATCTGCCAAGGCATACGCTCCATAGTGGTGTGATCCCAATTGCGATGAACATTAATTTGTAATGACATAATAACCTCCTAGTTATCAATCTTCAACAGTGTAAAAGTAAAACGGCTTACGATAATTTGGAATGTCCACACTAAAACTTTCAATGGGCCAATCCATAACATCATAAAAATCCACGATTTGAGTACCACCATACGATTCATCAAGAACCTGAGTACACTCAGCATATGTACCAGCGAACAACACAAACTCATCGTGTGTGTCGATCACCGCATAATCAAAATCTTTCATCCCTTCCTCCGTGCACACTCGGTATGGTACATCTCGTAACCATTTTCTGAATCACCATCAATACGCGAAATACCGATGTTGCCAACCATCGCGTCAACAGCAGTCACCTTTTTGGTGCAAAACCGGCACCGCTCGCGAAAAATACGGTCTACAACTTCGTTCGGCAAAGCATAAATATCAATCACAATAAATCCCTTCACGGTGTTTTTCCTTTTTGTACGAATCGCAGTACCCCCGGTCGGGGTCGAACCGACACTGTAGAGATTTTAAGTCTCTTGCCTCTGCCATTGGGCTACGGGGGCTAGTGGTAGAGGTGGGAGTCGAACCCACACGAATTACTCGGGCCATTTCCTTAGAGCCGTTACTTCCGTTCCTAGGTTGGTCGTACGCTCGCCTTCTGGCTCACTCGGCATAGGCTCGCGATCCTATGCTTGTCAGGCTCTACCATGCGGTGAGCAGTTTTACCTCATGCTCAGGAGGGTGAGCAGTTGGCCCTCATGCTCAGGAGTTGCGCATCTGGTGGGGATACCCAAACTCAGAGCGGGGATGTTATTGCCCACTCGTCGCCCCGTTGCGCGTGAGCAGTTTCACCTCGTGCTCAGGAGGGGAATCCAATACTTACACTGAACCTTGCCTTGTATCAGCGAAGGCGCGTTTTACCTCATGCAACTTGAGGGGTAGTTCTACAAATGTCGCAACACAAAATCTACCAATGTTGTTGCGCCAGACACAGTTGCCATATTGCTAACGACGCTGTGCCACGCCGGAACTACATACTGTCGTATGTCGCATCGAACGCACGATTCATTACATCCTCAAACCATGTGTCCATGTTACGCATCAGATTCATCAAACGCTTCTCATGATACGTCAAACTGTTGATATCAAAGTTATCACTGAACATACCCAAACGCACAGCCTCCTGATGCAACAACTCGCGCACCGACACAATCTCATTCGCAGTAAGCACAAATCTCATTACAACTCCCATCCTTCCGGGCAATACACATTGTCAATACCTTCACGCAAAGATTCAACAGCGTCGCTATACACCGACCAAAACACACGCTTCGGTGGCTGCGACCGATCCGCCAACAGCCGGTCAACAAACAGGACAGCAAACCATGCAGGCCACCCCCACAACTCCATAGCAGCAATCTCATGCTCCGCTCTCGTCATCTCACTCCTAAGTGCCCAACCATCATTATCGGGAAAATCCCAAGGCGTTGGCTCATTCGACATAAAAACTCTCCTTTGTTCAGTACCAGTCACGATCTGACCCACCTCACTTCAGCAGTACCCCCCCTCCCCTCACACTCTCTCATATTCCCATCTCTCCACCCACCACTCACTCCACATCTCACTCGCTCGCGCTCGCTCAATGCCCACAAGCCACCACCTCCATCCTCTCGCCACAGATAATCGCAAGACAAGCATCTCATCTCTCCTACTCGTTCCCTGCCGGTGGCGGCGTGGGGAAATGATTACGTCGGCTTCGCCGTCCTCATTTCACGCGGAAGTGACCCCGGCCGAAGCCGGGGCCACCGCCGTTGCTAGGTCAGATCAGGTCGGGAGCCTGCTGCGGCTTGGCCTGTCGCTGATCGGGACGGTCGCTGGTGCGAGCCTCTCCGGTGAGCAGTTTGACCGCTTGTGCGAGCGCGTTGCGGTCTTCTTGGCACTGGTCCAGAGTGGCGTAGGTGCGGATCAGCCCGTGGAAGCCGTTGGCCGTGGACTGCATGGTGATCTGCTCGGCTGTCCGGCAGCAGGGATTCTCTGCTTTCAGGTCGCATCCGCAGGTCTTGAACTCGTAGGTGTCCAGCGAATGGTGAGCGACGGCGGCGAACAGGTCGCCGGTCTTCTTGGCCATCCGGCCTTCCTCGTACATCGGCAGGAACATCACGGTCGGGATAGTGTCGCCGTCGTGATCCACGCTGGTTCCGGGTCGGTACTCGTCGCCGGACAGCGTGATCGGGACTCGCCAGCCCTCGATGATGCGGGCTTCCTTGTCTCGCACCCACGACTTGAAGCCGTTGTTGATCGTTGCCAGCACACCGTGGGGGAACCGTGCCCCCTCGCGGATGCGGTCGTTGACCATGCCGTCCACGCTGTGGGTCAGGAAGAACTGGCCGGACTGGGGGTCCCAGAACCGGTCGATGGTCGCCGTGGCTTCATCGATCCGGTCGGTTTCGTAGCGGGCAATGTGGCTTCCCGCTGTGGTGTTGGTTGCTGTCATTGGTTTGTCTCCTTGTTGTTGTTGGGAATGACGGTGGACACGATCAGGCGTCGTGTCCGGGTTCGTACGACGTTGCCGTACTTCACGGGGATGAACTCCGTGATGGTTGCAGCCGTGGACGGTGGCAGAGGAACCTCGGGCGAGTCGAACAGATGCTCGAAGTCGTCCCTTGGGTCGGCCAAAGTCTCGGCTAGGGTTGCTGGGTCCATTAGTGTTCCTTTCTGTTTGGTCCCGAACGCCATGTCAACCATGACTGGGTTTCGTCATGGTATGGTGGATCGGGGCCAAACGTTAGGAACACTTTGGGCCAGAGTAACCCAGCGAGCCTTGGTCGAAACAAGGACGTATCTTCGACACTGGTCGGCCGGTTGGGGTTCTGCGCCGCCGGACTCGTTGCTGCACCCCACGGAGAGCGTCCCCGATGAAGGACGATGCAGGTCGTTGAACACGGCGCGACCCCGTGTCCCCGACAGTCCCTCTACAACAACACAGAGACTAACCGATGTTACAGCAACCTCACCAGACGGGTTAGCCCATCGCCCGCCGAAACCGCTGGATCATGCCACGGCGATGTAGTCATCGACCGTTCTGATGGACCCCCGTTCGGACAGGACGACCATGACCCACCGGGGACGGCATGTCATATCGACCGCACCGTCGCGGGGAGCACGTTCCCACACGGATTGTGCTGCACGAAGCAACGACGGAAACAAGGCGGGGGATGCGAGACACAGAAGACCGCGAGTCGGGGGATGGCATAGTCCCGGCTGCTGCATCGGCGGCGAGGCCGACCCGATAAACCGCGTAGGGTCACGGGGGTGACCCCCGACCGTAGATGCTTCCCCGACTGTACGGGGGAGGCCGGTGGCAGTAGAAAGACCGAGTGACCATGTTCACGCCCATCGCACACCTCGCTGGCACCTGCGAAAGGCAAGACCGCGAGATGCGCCAAGCAGAGAACACCTGCCGGACAGACGACTGCAGGCACCGCAGTACACGCCGACGGCCCACGTGCGATCCGCGCCACGCACTCTGAGACCCGATGCCAAGACCAAAGACCAACGCTCGCACGCGAGTCAAACCAACGCCGGAGAGCCGCACCAGCCCGACCCGCACAGCGCAAACAGGCCACCGCAACAGCCCCGACCCTGACCAGCAACGGCTGGCCACGGATCGGCCAAGGGTCACCCGCCCAACCCCACGCAGCCACCCCCACAACCCCCAACCTGGGCACACACCACCAACGTAACCGCCCGTACCACGAAACCCAAGCAACACTAGCGCAACACACCACAAACTTACAGCCGTAGAACGTCGGTGGGTTGCGAGGTGGGGTGGGGGGTCGTAGTTTGAGGGGGTGGGGGTGTCCGGTACCAGTCAAGACGTAACCCGCATGGGCCTGATGTGCCACGAGGGGTAGATGTATGTACAGTACAGCCTTGGTTTTTTTGGGTTGTGCAGTGTTTTTTGGGTGTGGGGGTGTTGTTGTGTGCAGATGGGTGTTTGTGTCCCCCGTCCAGTTGCCACACTTGGACTACCTCCGCTTTGTTTTGTGACGCGGGAATACGTCTGTGTTTGTTTGTTCGCCGTTGCCGGTTCGTGCCTCCGCTCTTACTGCTGCCGCAAGAGTTCGTGATGGGATCGTTGCTGGGCATGGCGGATCGACCACGTTCCCGTGGGTTCCGTCCCGCCCCGTGCAACTGGGGTACGACCGAGTGCTGCGTGGCACGTAGGTGTCATGGTATCATCTGTGGCAGGGTTGATGTGCCTGTTAAGTATCTTGTTTTGTGATTGGTGTGATCTGTATGGGAGATGGGTGTGGCTGCTGATGTGACGGTTGTTGATTCGGCGCATTTGTCGTTGACGGGTGGTGTGGCTCAGACGGTGCGGTTGACTGGTGCAGGTAAATATTTGGATGTGGTTGGACATTTGGGTGTTGAGTGGACAAAAATTTTTTTTACGGTTGCGGACAGCGAGGCTGATCTTGTGACGGTTACGGTTGATGGTGATGATGTGAATGTTGCTGGTTATCCGCATCGGGTTCGTGTGCCGGTGACTCGTGATGTGTGGGTGCGGGTGTTAGCAGAGTTTGATACTGAAGTGTCGTTGGTGAAGAACAGCATCCCGTTTATGCCGGATCGTTTCCGTGACGCCACAACCCCTGTGTATTTTACGTTGGATTCTAATACTTTAGGAGTGTTAGATCAGAACCGGTTGGGCTAATTGTGTTATTATTGGCTTGTTTGTATTCTTGTTCGGATGAAAGGTAAATTGGTGTTATGACCGCTCCCGGCGATTTCTCCAGCAACGACGTACTTACCGCAGCCGACATGAACGACCTACCCGCCGGTATTGTCGATGTTTCGCGCACGGCAACTGGCGGCACAATATTAGTCGGCACAACAACTGTTGATTTGGGGCCGTCGATTACTTTTACGGCGCAAGCAAACAGGTACTATCGCGCCTCTGGAATGGTTGCCGTTTTTGATAGAAACACAGCCGGTTGGCTTGTTATGGAAATGAACCTTGACGGTGCCGCCGTTCAGAACGTTTACACCTACAGCAACGGCTCTGGCTACTACGGACACATAGCAGGTTTTTATGTGTTCTCCACGACTGCCGGTTCCCACACAATCAAACTACGCGGTTTCACGAATACTGGAACGGCCACCGTGTTTAACGGTTCTGCCGAAAGAGTTTCATTAGTGCTTGAAGATATGGGGCCGGTCTGATGCTTGTACGTTGCGACATGCCGACCGATGATTACAAAGCCAACATGCGGGCGACCCGTAATCAACTATTAGCGGCCTCTGACTGGACACAAGTTGCGGACGCACCCGTAGACCGTGAAGCGTGGGCGACCTATCGGCAGCAGTTACGCGACGCACCCGCCACTTGGACGCCAAGCCCGACATGGGACGCACCCGACCCGCCTAACTATAACACCGGAGAATAACAATGGCCGCAGACAAAACCGTAGAAAAAGCAGCACACGTAACCCTCACTGCAAACACCGCCTACACCATCAACCTCACCGGAGCAGGCCGATACATCGACATCATCGCCCACTCCCACGGGTCACACAACGACGTATACTTCGCCACCGCAGCCACAGAAGCCGAACTACCCACCATCACCGCAGGCGCAGACAACACATACATCTCACACGCCGACGAACGAATCCGCGTCCCCGCACCACGAAACACATGGATCAGACTCATCTCCGCCGCAGGCATGGACGCATCCGTCGTCAAAATCCCCACCATTTTCTAAAAATTTTTTCTACGCTGGTGATATATGGCGGATGACGACAGGGTAGACGACCCTAAACTAATAAGCGACTTGATGAAAGAAGTTACCGAGTCGCTTGAATTTGTTGACGAAAACGCTACGTCAGAGCCATACAAAGAAGTTGTCCACATTAAAGGCAAAACTTCTAAGTATTTACAGGCAGAACAGCGTCGCCGTAACATTATTCAACATCTTCGCACCAAGAAATCGGTGACCGAAGCCTGCGAACTTGAAGGCATTTCGTACTTTACGTACGCATCATACCGGCAAAGGTTCCCTGAGTTTGCGGCTAAGTGCGATGAAGCACGCCAACTGGCGGATATGGGCGACAGCGCAGGCTATGACGGCTCCGCCGCTTCTTTTATTGCCGAGTTCTTTGGCCATGTTCCTACATGGTTCCAGTTAATGTTTATTAACGAACTAGAAAAAACGCCACCGGGAAACATTTTGATGGTGTTGTGGCCACCGGAGTTCGGGAAGACAACAACATTTGAGAACCATGCGAGTCGTAAACTTGCGATGGACCCATCGTTCCGGTTTCTGGTCGCGTCAGAATCCAAAGGAATCGCCCAGAAAATTTTGGGGCGTGTCATGGACCGAATGAACCCGGAAGGGCCAGTACCGAAGTATGTGGAGCGGTTTGGGCCGTTCATGCCACAGTCTGGTGACGGTCGTGCACGGCAAGCGTGGTCTGATAACCGGTTCACTGTGCGTGGTGCCCGCCGTAATGACGAACGTGACTACAGCATGTTGGCTGTCGGCGCAGGATCAAAGAACATTGTGTCTACCCGTACCGATCATGCACACGTTGACGACATCCAATCGACCACTACGTTAGGTCAAACTAGCAAGTTTGTTAACTGGTTCCGGCAGGACTTGCTGTCCCGCCCCGGCGAATCTGGTATTACCACGGTTTGCGGTACTCGTGTCGGTGAAGGCGACTTCTATGAAGCCTTGATGGATGATCCTGACATGGATCAGTCAATTATGAAGGTGTTGCGGTTCCCTGCGATTATCACAGATCACGATAGTGGCGAGGAAAAGTCGTTGTGGCCTGAGAAATGGCCGTTAGAAAAGTTAGAACGCCAACGTAAAAAGGTTGGGTCGGAGGCGTGGGATCGCAACTACATGCAGAATCCCGGTGTCTCATCTAGAGGAAGGGGCACCTTTGATAAAGAAATTGTTGAACATTGTAAAGATTCTTCAATCAGTCTTAGTGATTACCCTAGTCCTGATAGCATCGTATACGTTGGTATTGATCCTGCTCTTGGAGGCAAAAATTGCATCCTTGCAGTTGAGGCAACGCCGGATTACCGGCTCATCGTACGTCGCATTATCGAAGACGTTGAACTCAAATCAAACCACCAAATCATCGACCGGTTACAACAAGTCATAGAATTTTGCGCACAAGGCGGTGCACACGTTTCCGACGTTGTTATCGAAGCAATGGCGTTTCAGAAAGGCCTCGTCCACGACGAAAACCTTTTAGAACTACGCGATTACTGGGGTTTCGCTATCCGCGACCACCTGACAGGGTGGAACAAATACGATCCCGATATTGGTGTGCCGTCAATGGCTGAGTCGTTCCGCAAACAAGAAATAGTTTTGCCGTACGCCGACGACACGTACACACGTTTTGAAATTGATGAGATGTGCCGCCAGTTATATGCGTGGAAACCCGGGGTTCGTGGTAGTCGTTTGCGTCAAGACAGAGTGATGGCGTTGTGGTTTTGTTGGATTATGTGGCGTGAAAGGTGGAAAAAGCCTACCGGAACTGTGTATTCTAGTAACGGTTGGCAACGCGAGGGTTTGCCGTATACGGCGACCCGTTCGGGTTTACTCCTGCCCACAAACATAAGGAGAATTTAATGCGAGATTTTGAAACTATTAGACAGATGACGATTGATTTACAGAATCGTCGTTCACCGGTTTTGCGTCGTATGCAAAACATTCGCGAGGCGTACGAAGCAGATTACGTGTTGCCAATGCCGGACGTTGCCGACGAACCGGACATGCCAAACCTTACCCCGTCGCTAATCACGGACGTTGTGGACGCTCTCGCATTGCGTGCCGCATCTGTCAAGCCAACCGTGTACAGCCCCGCTCTTGATCCGTACAAAGACGTTGGGGTGCGTAGCAAGGCAATGGCGAACGACCGTCGCCGTATCCTTTCCGCTACGTATCATCATAACGGCTGGGCGTTGCTGCGTCGCCGGTACATGCGCCACCTTAACGCTTACGATACGGCAAGTATCATGGTGGAGCCGTGTTTCCGCACCGGTATGCCAAAGATCAGGGTTCGTGACCCGTTGCAAACGTTCCCTGAGGAACGAGCATTAGAATCAATGGAAGCCCCTGAATATGTGGCTTTCGTAACCCGATACTCCGGCGATTATTTGCGTTCGCGATTCCCGCAGACCCGAGGCGAAATCGGTGGCCCTATCAGCCCATACGACACCACAGAAATGTGGGATGTGTTTGAATGGCACGACAGCGAACAAATCCGGTTTGGTTTGCTTGGTCCCGTGTTAGAAGACGGTAACCATATTTACCGTGATTACAACATGTTTAGTGGCCCGTGGATGCCGTTAACTGACCCGATGCCGAACCTTGCAGGTATGTGTATGGCGGTTACTCCGGGGGCGGTCAGCCTGCATCGTATCGGCAACCGTCTTAATGCTTTGTTGGATAACGCGAAGTGGCAGTCGAAGTTGTTGGCGTTAGACATTTTGGCGCAAGAAAAGGCTATTTTCCCTGACATGTATGTGATGGCTAGCCGTGGTGGTGCGCCACGGTTGGCTGATGGCCAATGGCATGATGGCCGTGACGGCGAAATCAACATTGTGACTGACGCCGAAAAAATCGGCACGATTAATCAGATGCCTGATGTGCGTACATCGCAGATGATTGACCGGCTGGAACGCAACTTCCGTGTGTCGTCCGGTTTAAGCCCTGTGTTTGGTGGCGAAACCCCGGGTGCTGCGTTGCGTACTGGCCGTGCACTAGCAGAAATGACTTCATATTCAGTTGATCCCCGTATCCAAGAGGTACACGAGGTCGATGAAGTGTGGATGCCGAAAGTAAACCAAGCCATTTTTGAGTGTTACAAGGGCTGGTTTGGTAATAAGAAGTTTACGATGTTTTCTGGTTGGTCGGGTGACCGTGGCCAAGTTGAGTTTGTGCCAAACAAAACTATTGAAACGACAGATAACACGGTGACGTACGCTATTCCGGGTGCCGACATTGTGCAGATCACACAGGTGTTGGGGTCGATGTTGGGTTCTGACACTATTAGCGCGGAAACGTTCCAGCGTCATCATCCGTGGATCGAAGACCCCCATGCCGAACAGACTCGTATTACTGACGAGAAGTTAGAAAAGGGTGCGGTTAGTGGTTTGTTGCAGCAGGTGGTGTCTGGTCAAATGCCAATGGCTGTGTTTGCACGTATCCGTCAGAAGATGATGGACGGTACGAAAGATATTTTCCAAGCGACTGTTGAGGTTGATGAGGAAGTTCGTGCCGAGCAAGCAGAGGCGCAGCAGGCTGCTATGGAGCAGCAGGCTGCACAGCAAGCGCAGATGAGTCCGCAAGCCCAGTTAGGTTTGGCTGCTGGCCCGCAGGCTGCGGCGGCAGGGGCTATCCCACCAGAAGCGATGGCTGCTGCTATGGCTCAACAGCAGCAACAACAGATGAGGCCTGAAGATCGTATGCGTCAAATGTTGCAAGCAGGAATGGGTGGTAGGTAATGCCTCGTCGTCGTAAAACACAATCTGGTGCAGATGCTCAAAATATTGAGTCTGTTGCTGGTCAACGTTACGGTGAAGGTAAAGCGCAAGCCGACATGCAACGCATGATGCCTGCACCAAATAGCAGAGAGAGTTCTATGCCATCTCCGCAAATGCAACAACCAACGGCACCTGATCCACGACCGACACTTGTTCAACAGGCTGCTAGTGGCCCTGCTCAACGCAATCCGGCGGAAATTCTTGCGCAGATGCCTAAAAATATTTTGCGTGAACCTAGTTCGCGTCCTATTACGTCCGGTTTGCCGTCAGGCCCGGGAGTAGGCCCGGAAGCATTAGAGCGTTTTCAAACCATGTCTCCTATGCGCCGCACTTTGGAACAAATGTACAAACGAACAAGTAATCCTGTTATTAAGCGTATGTTGGATCAAGGAAACCTATGACATTCATTAGCCAAGACGATGAACTAGACATTCCTAATAACGCGCAAATTGACGCATCAGCATATGTGTCTCCAGCCGTTGCTGCGTCCGATGCAAACGTTTCATCAAATCTTTCTATTATTTCGCAAATCGCTCCTGATTTTGGGTCTGATTCTGCGTTAATGATGGAATTGGCTACATCAGGAATGTCGCCTATTACATTGGCAGATCAAGGCGTTGCTGCTTTAAGTGCAACACAGTTGGCTAATTGGTCAAGTGATTTGGCTCGTTTGTCGCCTTCGCAGCAACGTGGCCATTGGTACGACATGACCGAACAACAACAACAAACGTTAATTAATGTTGGTTATATTCCTCCTGTTACTTTGGAAAAACCCGGTTTGCTGGAACGAGGCTTAGGGTTTGTTGTTGGGGCAGCGCAAGCGGGTTGGAATTTAATTCCGGGACAGCAACAAGACTGGATTGAAGCCGGTGCTAAAAGCACGTTTGGTGGTTTGTTCTGGGTCGGTGACCGTGTACCGCATTTGTACAGGTCGCGTGCTCAATTAGCACCGTGGCAACGTGCTTTGTCAGAAGTAACAGGTATTGGTGCTGCGGTTGCCGTTACTGCCGCTTCGCGTGGAAAAGGCGGTGGCCGTGGTGCTGCTACTACCCGCCGTGTTGTGTCTTCGTTGATGGGTGGAAAAGGCGGCACATTACGAGCAGGCGCAATTACATTAGGCACTAAAGAAGCAACATCAAATCTTGTTGCAGCGTTGAGTACCGCACCAACAGGGTTCAACGATTACATTACTGCTTTCAGAACAACATACGACGGTGATACGTCGTTTACTGTTGAAGCACAACGTGCAGCATACGACATGGTTCAAAGCGACAGCATGTTGTCTCTAGCGCGAGATATTGCAACAAACATTACTCCCTACGATATTGCAGGACAAATGGCGTCGTTGCGCGACGTTGTTGACGACGGCGATATGTCTTTGCGCGCACGCAACGAAGCCTTAGACGAAGTTGCCGCTCAATATGCCGAAGAAGGCACTCCCGAATATCAGCAAGTACGCCAATCACTTCTTGAACTTATGGCAATGCCAGAGTTCCGTGATGCCGTTGTTACCTTAGCGTTAAGCAAAACTACGTTCGGACGCGACGTTGCCAGCATGTTTGGATTAACTCCGGGCAGCGACTCATGGAGCCGTGTTAGCGGTGCGCTTGATGGTCTTTACCTTATCGCTCTTGATCCGTTTAACCTTGCAGGCACAGCAGTACGCGCAGGTCGAATGGCGCGGTACTCGTTAATTCCAAAATACAAAGGTTTAAAAATACCCGAAGGCGAAATTGGTGATCTGCAAACCAGTCTTTCTATTCTGTATTACGGAACAGACACAACAAAATCAAACCGCAAAATTGTGCGGTGGGTTGACGAACTTGTTGATGCAGTCAACAACCAGCGATACGACCAAGCCCCTACTAACTTGCGCCCAATGTACTTGTCGCTTATCGAATACATGCGTGGTACTGGCAAATTGCAAGACACGAATGTTGTTGAAAAACTAACAGCAGACGTATTTATTAACGAATATGTTAAAGGCTACGACGGATTAGCACACCTTGTTCGCGGTGTCGGAACCCGCCGTGGAGTAGGCCAAGTTGTTTGGCAACCTCTTACATCTACTTCAATTCGCGGTCGTTTACGAACAAACGCTATTGCTTTCCGTACAGCAATGACAGAACCGTGGCAAAACCGGCAAGTTCGCCAATTTCTTACCGACAACGACATTAATCCTGAAACCTTGTTTGGCGAACTAGCAGATCAAACTTCTATTGGCACCGAAGTAGTCCCAACTTATTTGCTGCGCAACTCCAAAATTAAATTAACTGAATCAGGCGGTCTTGGCTTTTTGCTTGGGCGAGCGTTCGTACCTTTGCATTATTACCGTGGCCCTAAAGTCGGTAACCTTCTAAACAAAATTTCGCGCATGTCAAGTGACAACGTTATCGACTTGTCAACTGGCGAAGGTATCGAAGAATTTGTAAGTACAGTCTCATCTATTTTTGAACTGCCACGATGGATGGAACAATCGTACCTTAACACTTTGATGAATCAAGGTTCCATTTCGGATCGACTTGCTGTGCTGCGTTCGTTTTATGACGCAATGTTTGATTTTACGGGATTGAAAGGAACCGAAGCAGGGCAAAAACTATACGACGAATTTGTTGTGCGTATCGGTGATCGGGCTGACGATATTCTTGCACGTTCGCAAAAATACGGAATTGGAAATATCGACAACATAATTTTTAACGATGCAAAAAACGTTCGTGGTACTGCTGCTGTAATGCCCGGGCAACTTGCTTTACGCATTGCGATTCCTGATCCCAAAACGTTGTTGTTAGCAAAGAAGCGATCTTTGTGGTTTGGCGAAATTGGAGGCATTGCAAAAGCATCAGACATTGTTGAAAAAACAAGTGGAGTGTGGCGTGTCTCAGTTGTTGCCCGTCCCGGATTTATTCCTCGTGCTGTTGGCGAAGAATGGCTTGCAGCAATGTTCCGTGGCGAACTTGGCCAGTGGGGTTCTGGAATGGCTGCACGCGGCATGGCCCGTTACGAAGCGTTCCAAGAAGCACTCCGTCTGAGCAAATACCAAGACCCAACCGTTTTAACAGACGAAATGCGCCGACTTCTAAACGTAGACAAAAACAACAGATACAAATACAGTTACAGTGGTCATCTTTATCCACTGGTTTGGATGCTTGATAGCATCGGCGGCGGCAAGATTGTTAACCATTATGTTGATAATTACCAGTTATGGTTCCGCGCTAAAATGCAAAACGGTTTAGGGAAGACAGATAAAGGAAAACAATTATTCAAATGGTTCGGTGTTGAAGACGCCGGAAAAATAAACGAATCTGATCTTCTTTCTGCTTTAGCATTTGGTGGGAAAAACAGTTGGCGACGCACCGCAGCAACAGGTGTTAGCAAGCAATTAACAGCACGCGCACGCGAAAGCATGAAGTTGCATGTTCAAGCAATGGCTCATGGTGTTAGCGGTAACACTCAAGGTCGTTTAGCAGACGTACGCGAATTCACAGGCACAGACATACATGATGTTTCAGTAGATGGGCTACCTGTTCCACGGATGATGGATGACGCCAACTTTGAAACAATGAATGTTGGCAACCCTGACTACAACGCTGGTTTGCATTGGCGGGCGCACCACACTATTAACGATCCTAATTACGGAGATATTTTTGATGATGTGTTGCCTCGCATTATTCCGGTGGAAGACCCAGATTTTGATTTAACAGAATTTGGTGAAATAATTACTGCATTTCGCCGGATGAACTTAAACGATCAGTACGAGGCTCTGTTGTTGACGTTTGGGAAAGAAGACCAACAGTTTGGGTTGATTGCTGATTTAGAAAGTCGAATTGTTCGTCTTCAACGCATGATGAACGATTTAGAAGCGCAAGGCAAATTAGGTTTGCTTTCGCTGCAATTTGAAACAGAAATTGCAGACTTGCAAAACCGTATTCAATGGGTGCAAATGTTTATGAAAGGAAAGTTCGATCCCTCTACTTCGCCTGCTAGTGTTTCTTCGGAATTAGGTAACTGGTTAAGTAGTTATGCGTACGACCAATTAAAGTTGCTAGAAGATAACTCTCAACTTTACGGTTGGTATACCGCAGCGTTAGGCGCAGAATTCCGAGCAGCGTCAAACGGTACAGAGTTTTACGATCTTGCATTAATTGAAAACGCCGAACAACTTTTAGGCGTCGTACTTAACGATTTTACTACTCGTCCGGGTTTTAAACGATCTGTGTACCGTGGTATTGGACCCATAACACAAGACACCGCGTACATTGATGATGCAGGAAATTTGCATTTACAAATGTTCGTAGGTGATTGGCGAGCAGAAGGAGGCACCGTTGCTTTGTCCACTTCAATGTTGCCTGAACAAGCAGCACAGTACGCGATGAAACAGACCGGTACGTCTTCTTCATCAGCGGGTTACGGAACTATTTACGAATTAGATTTAGATTGGATGTTAAGAAATGTTGGTATGACATTTGACGACGTTATGGCGAGGCCAGCAGTCCCATTTTTTGATGCTGAAGGTAGACTAAAAGTAGATATTCCTCCGGCTGCTCGTATGCAACCGTCAACTCCTAATAACGAATTAGCAGAAATACAATTTTTAACAGGGTGGACGGAACGCACCGATCCAGATACTGGCGAAGTAATTAAAGAAATTGTTATTCCGGCAGGTAATTGGCGCGCATTTGCAACAGGTGAATTCAATCAGTTAAGTAATCTTGGTACTAGACGAAGCGATTTTGTAGCAGGTAGGTTACGTAATGCGGGGGTAATTGGTTACCGTTCGGACTTGACTACTACTATAGGCGGATTATTAGACCAACTTGATGAACGCGACGCAGCGTTGCTTGCCGACATAAATAAACTTTTCGAAAATGTTTCAAATGTTGATATTTCGACTGATCCTCGTTTAGCCGATATCCGAAACGTTTTTAATATGCCTTGGAGAATTCGATATGGTTTTGAAGAAAGTAGGTATTTACAAGACACGCCGGGATTAATGGATTTTAAAGTTGTACTTGACAATGATTTGTTGCGTGTTAATGGTTGGAATAATCAACCACTCGAAACTTTTGACGATATTTTAAATGCAATCGACCAATTTGTTCTTGATACTCCGTCTGCTGAAAAAGAAGAAGTAGTGCGTGCTCTGGCCGAGGTACTTAGTTCATTTGGTACTTTTGCGGAAGATCAAAACCTTGCTGGAGTCGAAAAATTTTTAGACACTTTGCTTGGAGATGAGTATTTGCAATATTTGTCGCCTAACCGGATCGACTACGATCGTATACGCGCCAATCCAGTTTTGCTTACCAACCATATTATAATTGCATCACGTTTGCGACAAAATAATCTCAGTCCAAATGTTATTGATGAGTTGTTTGATGAATCGCAAGATTTAATGATGTTGAAGAAAATTGCGGAACTAAGTTCTGAAGAACCATCACCTTTGTTTGATGTATGGGGCGACGATGCTTTGCTTAGACTTAAAGCACACCGGTTTATTGATTTTGACAGTCCTGTACGAGCATTTATTCCACACGTATTTTACGGAATGCGCGGACTTGGCACATATGAACCGGTTATTGCCCCGGGCGTTAAAAATGTTTATTTGACGTTAGATGAAGCGGTTGATGAAATTCGGTTTAATGGGTTGCAAAGTTTGTTGCGCGATCCGCGTACATCGGCTTCTGAAATAGTTGCACGACCCCAAGAACTGGCTTCTGACGGCAGTTTGTTAGCAGGCCGTGGACGTACTCGTATGCCTGTCAAAGGACAGAAAACCGTGTTCGCCCCCACGTTCACAACTTACGACATGGTGTACGGCGCAATTTTTGATGCACGCAACGATTTAGGAATTGTTGGTCGTTCAACACAGGACGTAATTGAACTTGCTACCGACAAAATTATGTCAAGCAATATCGCTAAAACCGCATCAAACCGTTTGTTAAACGATGATACGTATGACGAACTTTCATCATTAGTGCGAGCATACGTAACAGGGTTTATTTTGAAACACGAAGACGAGGCAGGTTCTATCGCTTTAAGTCGTTTAACTGAACTGGCTCAAAACGGAAATTATACGCAACCAATGTTGGCTGTTGACAATATTCGTGTTGTTGCATGGTTGGAAGAAACGTTGAATAACATGTTGCGCCCAATGGAGGGGCCTCGTGGTATGCCGAATCGTGTGTTGCAGCGTGTTATTTATCGTCCTTCTGATGAACAAATTGCGGCTAATACTGCTCGTACAAACTTGCAGAGAGTGCAAGATTACAACATGCAACAACTAGATATTTTGGACGAAACAGATGAAGTCGTTGAATTGGGCGACGTAGAACTTGAACAAGTTGGGTCGTTGACTTCTTTGTACAGTTTTGACGATGCTCAATTTGCACAGTTTGAATTGACCTCGTTTGATGGTGCGTTAGGCGATCAGCAAGATTTTGTGTCTGGCGCATATGCATTTACTGATACCAATATGCGTGCAATTCGTTCCGTGCTAGCAACTGGCGATCAAGTCGAATACGTTGCACGTGCTCCGTTAGCGCGACGCACGGAAGCAGACGAACTTGTAATTGTCCAAACTGGTGAAAAGTTAAATCCAAATATCGAATATTTTGAATTTAATCAAGTAAATAATCAAACAGAAATTGGGCAAGCAGTTTCATTTAACGACCCGAATCTTGTTGAAGGTATTGTGTTGCCAACTGTCGATCAAGAATTAATGTGGCCAGTAGTAGGCCCGTTGTTGCTTGATCGCGCATTGCGCCAACAAGGTCGTCGTTTAGCAGTACGCAATTTTACGGCTCCTGATAATCTTCCCACTAACGCTGTCGGTGCAGATTATGTTGAGTTGCCTTTTGCCCGCATTAACGACGTAGACAATGTGCCCATAGGCAAACGGCCACAACAAATTGTTGCGCCACGTATTGTCACCAATACTGACAGTTTGCGTAAAGGTTTGTTTAAGCGAGGCGCATCATGGTTCTTTGACCAGACCGGTAAAGCATTAAACGCAGTTGTACGCGACCCAATGTTTTTTCATGCGTATACTGCCCGTGCCGAAGTTGGCTACAAGTCGCTGTTGCGATTTATGAACCGGTTTAAAGACGACCGTTCTGCTGACACCGTTATTGAACAAGTTGCCCGCAATTTTGATAACCCAATTATCCGTGACGCTGAACTTGCTTATGGCGAAGGGCGCCAAGCAGCAATGCTAGCGGTAGATGACTTGTTCGTTGATGTTGAAGATTACTTATGGCACCAATTACGTGACGGCAAAATAACCGTTAATCAATTCTTGGCCAAAGTTGAAGAAGCAGATTTCGGGCTGCTTGTTCAAATGGAAGTTGACCCATTTGAAATCCGTGCAGAACGGATGCGCGTTCTTCAAGAACTCGTTGATTCAAACCCAACAATTAAACCTTCACCCAAGTTTTTGGAAACAATGCAAGGCGAAGTTAGCGAAGCGTTTAAGGCCGGTTTGCGGAAAACCGATCCGAACGAACAGATTGTCGCGCAAAATGCCACAATTGTTATGCGAGAATTTGCAACGGATATTCTGGCTGTTCGTAGATTCAAAGAGTACGTACAAGAAAACGCTGCTCAAGCAGCCATGAACGATGTCTTGCCGTTTATCGACTCACACGAATTCAAGAGTGTGTACGCGCAACAAATGCGTAATCTATTGCCGTTCTGGTATGCCCAAGAAAACTTTTTAAAACGTTGGGTTCGTGGTGGAATTAACAGCGGCATGTTTGGTTTAGACCAATTACGCAAAGCACAACTCGGCTACATGGGTTTGCGTTCGTCGGGCATTATTGTTGAAGACGACGACGGTACCGATTATGTTGTGTACCCCGGGTCGGCTCCGTTAAACGAATTTATGGGCAAAACTCTTGGGTGGATTCCGGGGTTGTCAGGAAGCGACTTAACATTCTTCAACCGTGCACGCGCATCAAGTTTGCTTCCCGGCGTTAATGATCAAGCATTAGACCCCGGCGTCGGACCACTCGGCGCTATTCCGTTAAATATTGCTAGTTTTATGTTCCCTGAAATTGAACCTTTGCGTCGTGCTGTTCTTGGCGACATTGCTACGTCCGATACGTACAATAACAAAGCACTTAAAATTTTGAACAGTGTGTTGCCACGACACGTTACACGATTGTTCGAACCGTTCATGTTGACAGAAGATGCAACGATCAATATGAACTCGGCAATGATCACCATTATCAGTAACGACTTGGCACGTTACGAAGCAGGCGAAGACAGCGATATTCCGACACCTACATCATCCCCCGGAGATGTGCAAGCGTACCTTGACGAAGTACGCAACAAAGCGCGTTTAGCCATGATCACAAACGGCATTATGGGTTTGTTCACTCCGGGTGGCCCACAGTTAACCGTTGCTGATGCCGAAAACGTTTCTCAATATTTCACGGGTATTGGTGTTGAAAACGCTGACGATTTGTTGACTACATCGTACCGTGATTATCTTGGAGCGTACGGTCCAGACGAAGGCATGGACCGCTTCTTGCAAGACTTTAAGGATTGGGGTTGGGACGATGTAATCAATCCTGAGGCATTGCTTACGTCACGTACGGAAACTGTTAGTGGTGCGCCCTTGGCTCCGACTGCCGAAGCCATGCAGTTTTATGACGATTACAGCGAACTAGCAAACACGTATCCGTACGGTTTTTCTTGGATTGTTCCACCGACTAAAGCAACTGATAAAACGGAGCGGTATGCATGGGGGCAGCAGTTCCAAAGCGAGTTGCGGCGTCGCCGTGTTCCCGAGGATGTGTTGAACGCAATTATCTTTAATGAGGCAGCACAAGTTTATTTCTCGTTTGATGACGAACGCGAACGTGTATTGATGAATGAGGATTTGACCGAAGATCAAGTGAAGCGTGTCAACGAAATGTATGACACAGCCAAGCAAGCGTTCCGTGCTGCTAATCCTGCGTTTAGTGACATGTTGCAGAACAGTGATCCTCGTGTTCGTCGGCAAAATACGATTGATCAGATTCGTAGTTTGGTTGCTGACCCATTAGCCCCTAAAACTGAGACTATGCCTGCTATTCGTAAGTTGTCGGAAACGTTTGATATTTATACAGCGGCTCGTCGCGTGTTGTCGCAAAGCCGGTCACAGCGTGCGATTAATCAGTTGACGGCTTTGAAAGATGCGTACGAAAACGAAGTTGGACGTATTGTTTTGTTGTATCCTGAATTAGAGTTGTTGTGGTTGTCGGTGTACAAACCAGAAAGTAGTTTGTGATGTTTGACTTTGAATTTCCTTATGCCGGTGCGGGTCAAGACGATGATCTTGACAAAGTTAAAGACATGTTGTGGAACATGTTTAATTCGGTTGAAGAATATAAATACAACAGCGGTGTAACGTTTTCTGATTTTGATGCTGGGATATCACGGCAAAATCCCACATTAGTGCCTGATCCCGACATTGATCAAGGTTGGGATTTCAATAAAGGCACAGCAGCGGATATTAGCAAAATTGTTGATATTGTTGTTAACAACGTTCCGCGAGAATACCAGAATAGCGATCTTACACAATTAGATTTGCGCCCTATCTTGATTGAAGTGCGTGACAATCCTGCTAAGTACGGATTGAGCCGAGAGCAAGTATCTACTGTTGATGGAATTATTGGCACCCAAACTCGATCTATTTCTAATGCGGTAGAACACAAAATATATGACAGTATTTTTCCAGATGGAACTAGTCCGTTACAGTATTTTTCACCTTCAACAATCACACTAATTGCAAACAACATTGCATCATTGCCGGATAGCGGCGACACATCGTCGTTAACACAGGTAACTACATACCAAAATAATTGGACACAACTTACAGAACTGCCTGCACGTGAAACCACCCAAGAGATTTATTTAGATAGAAACAAAGCACCGTCGTATATTTTGCAATTACCCGACAATCCTTACGACTCAATGGTAAGCAGTCTTGAAACTCCTAATGTAGAAGTAACTGCAACGGGTGATGTTGTTCCTGATCGCTTACAACAATTAAATAGCGGTTCTTTAAGTGCAGAGCAGTTAAACCAAGTTATTGGCGGTTTAAATACTGTTAACCCACCAATAGATTTTAATTCGGGTGATCTGCAAGCGTTGGCACGAGTCAATCCTGACGCTATTTGGCAAGATGCTTTGACACAAGCGCAGGCCCCGGGAGCGCAAGAAAACTGGTTGAACGAAGAATTCATGTTTGATCCTTCTCCAATTTGGCAACAAGCAAATGGAAATTACAATGTTCCGCATGGTACGGGTTTCAAAACACCACCAAGAAACCTTTTGGGAATGATCAACTTGTTGTACGACATGACTTCTAATGAACTTATGGCGTTACACGATAATTTAATGTTAGCCGGTTATTTCACTCAGGCTGGCAGCACACCTTTGTCGAAGGGTGATCCGTCGGACCCAGCGTTAAAACAAGCGTACCGGATTTTTTTGTCGGATGTAATGGCGTCAGAGCGAGGTGTTGCGGGAGAGTTGCAGTATAGACAAAAACAAAATGCTGATCTTGTGCGTCAAAGTTTTAATCGGCAAACACGTTCGACTGTTGAGAATGGTGCTAATGCGTTTGCGCAAGCGGTGTTGGGGCGCGATTTGCAAACCGAAGAATTGGATCGTGTTGTGCGGATCATGAAGTCTTTGGATGCTGAAGAATATATTAGGGCTGAGAATCCGTTTGCACAGCAGATTGGTGCTTTGCGTCAGGCTGTTGAAAGTATTGATCCGATGCAAGCAGCAGCGTACGCTGGAACAGGTGATACGTCTAAATATCATAGACGTTATGGGACTGAACAATATTCGGGCGGCGGGGAAGTTCGTCCTCGTTTTACTGCCGAGGATGTTGAGCAGGGTTTAATCCAACAAGGTATGGAGAATAGCCAATGAGCGACCCAGAAGATTATTCAAATTACGCATATTTAGCGCAGGTTCCGTCGGCGGTTTCTCCTGTTGCAAATAAATACGAGTCGTCTTTATCGACTAATCAAACGGGATTAAGCGATGCTGCTTCTCAACAATTGCTGTACTTCCAAAAATATGGTACAGCGTTTGGTGTCGGCATGGGAACTGAGTTGCAAGGTTACGATGTTGACTCTGAAAATCCCGGTATTGCATATTTATTAGGTGACGAAGAAAAGTTTTTATACAACTCGTTAATGTCGGGACAAATGTTTTCTGACTACAGAAGTTGGTTAGATGAAACACGAATAACTGCTGGAGATAGTTTTGCTGATTTTCGTTTAAACAATCCTGAAATTGCTGCTTTGGAACAAGTTGCAATACAATTCAATTGGGATCGTGGACGGGAAACTAATTTTGCTGCGGCGTTAGGCGAGGCTGGCCGTTCGTATTTGCTTGGCGACTATTTGCGGCAATCTGGTGGCATTGGTGGTGGAGTAAGCCGTGAGCAAAACATTGCTAATCTTGTAGCCCAAATTTCTGACGGCGCATCACAGTTAGGTGTGCAGTTAACCACAGACGAAATCACAGACATTGCTACTGCTGCCGTTGATAATAACTGGGACACCACAGTTATCACAGACAACGTGATGGCTAAGGGTGCGATGCAGCCGTATCTTCCCGGCAACATTACAGCCAACATTACGTTGATTAAAAATATTGGTGCTGGTTTACGTTTAGAGGTTTCTGATGAGTTAGCAACTGATCTTGCAGAACGTCTGTCTCGTGGCGAAATTACATCTGAAGGTATTGACGCAACGCTGCGTTTAGAAGCAGCACAGGCCAATCCTGAGTTTGCTCCGTTGTTACAAGCCGGTTTGTCTGTTGTCGATTACGACAATATGAAAGCCGAAGTGTCGCGTGTTGCACAACAACTTGGTTTAGATTTAACCGATCAACGGGTAGGCGAGTTAGCGTTTACAATTGTTCGTGACGGTTTAGATCAAGCCCAAACAACGACATTGATTCTTGACGAGATTACTGATGTTATGGGGTTGGAATCTACGGGGCAAATCGCTGCGAACGCAAACATTTTAAAAACGTCTGCTGCCCGTAATTTAATTGGTATTGGTGATCAGGCTGCGCGTGATTATGCGTTGCGTATTGCTCGTGGCGAAATTTCACAGGATGCCGTGGAGCAGTTGTGGGTTGATTCTGCTAAGGCTCAATACGGGTTTGCTGCATCAGCGTTGGATCGTGGTTTGTCGATGTACGACTATTTTTTGCCAAGTATGCAGCAGGTTGCTAGCGAGTTAGAAATGAATATTAATGATTTAGATTTAACGGACGCAGACACTATGGGCATGTTTGTTGGTTATGAGGATTCTGGTAGTCGGCCTTTGTCAATTACGGAGTCGTTGCGTGCTGCACGGTCTAGGCCAGAGTGGCAGGGAACTCAAAAGGCTCGCGATTCACTTAGCCAGATGGTGCAAAATGTTTCGTCTATTTTTGGCCGTTCGGTTTACTAAGAAACGGAGTTGGTTATGAAGAAAAAAGGTTTTATGCCAGGTTATCAAACTTGGATTAACCCGGAAACTGGTGAACGCGAACGTTTACCGGCTCAACAAACTAACCCTTTTCCATCTCAACAAAACCCTGCACCTGCACCTGCACCTGCACCTGCACCTGCCCCTGCTCCGCCGCCTAAACCAATTGACGATACGTTCGGCATCATTGATGACACATTCACAAAAGAAAATCGTGATACATGGGGTGCGCTTGCTTCATACATGAGGTCCATAGGGTTAGGGTCTTTGCTTACGCTTGATAAAGAAGGAAACCCAAGCGGTTGGTTGTACGATGCAGTTGTTGATGGTGTGGCTACTCAAGCAGAATTAATGATTCGTTTAGAAAAAACACCTGAGTTTCGGGATCGTTTTTCCGTAATCATTGAGCAACAAAGACGAGTTGCTGCTGGCGAAGATGTTTATGTAATGACACCAGAAGACGTTTTGAATTACGAAGCAGTAATTGACCAAACGTTTTCTCGTGTTGGTATGCCAGAGTGGTTTATGAACAACCGGGAAGATATGAACAATTTAATTTTGTCGGGTGTGTCAGCAGAAGATGTTGCGTTAAAAGTAGATACAGCGTTTTCTTTTGTTGACAGCGCACCTATTGAAGTTCGAAAAGCGTTCACAGAATTTTATGGTGCTGGCGCAGATGCAGCGTTAGCAGCGTACGTTTTGGATTCTGATATGACAATGGAACGTTTAGAACAAGCCCAGCGCACTGCGTACGTTGCAGGTATTGGTCGTCGCTTTGATGTAAGCGTGAGCCGTGAAGTCGCAGAAAACGTAGCCGATTTGCCGTTAAGCGAAGCCGGAATTATTCAAGGTATGCAAAATATTGCTGCGCAAAGCGGGTTGTTCCAAGAACGTTTTGGTGAAACACGAGATTTAACGGCGTCTGAAACGGGTGTTGCGGCTGAATTTGGTGGCGATGCTGACGCTACGTTAGCGATGGAACGTCGATTGATTGAGCGTGGTGGTGTTAACCGTGCATCTACTGGCGGTGCGTTGTTGACACAAGAAGGTGTTGTTGGTCTATAATATTTCAAGACAAACTTAAGGAGTTATTATGTCTTACACGATGTGTTCACACGATAAGAAGTCTCGCTCTGGCAGCAAAGTGGTGACGGGTTCGTCATCTGCTACTAAGGCTGGGTTGTCGCAGACTCCGGCTCCGGCTGGCGGCACCAAGGTTCGTTGATGTACGGCAAAAAGTCAAAGGCTGCTAAGAAGGTCGCCAAGAAGCCGGTGAAGAAGATGGCTAAGAAGTCGTCGCGCCGGGGTTCGATGTACTGATTTTGTTTCGTTGTATTGTCGTTGAGTATTGGCGTATGCCTCGGCGTAATAATCAGCCTCGTCGTCGTCAAAAGCGTAAGCAACAGACGGCTGCTGGTGCTGCCGCGCATCGTCGGCGCATTGTACGCGAGTACGATTGGTGGCAATACGACGACTAATGCTTGAATAACACACATGAGTTGTGTATTCTTAATTGTGTTATGTGTGCTAGTCGCAGATGTGTGCTCGCTGGGCCGTCTGTGTTTGGCCGTAACGTCGCCCTTTGGCCGCGCAAAAGGGTAGTAACTGAAGTCGCGAGTAAACAATTAACATAGGAGCACTAATGTCAGATATGGAAAACACTCTTGACGATTCGTCGCCGGAGCACATCAAGAAGTTGCGAGCCGATGCGGCAGCAGCGCGTGATCTTGAAAAGGCTTTGGCTGCGAAGGAGCGGGAGATTGCTTTCTTGCAGGCAGGAGTAAAGACTGACTCTAAGTTGGGTGCGATGCTGATGAAGACTTACGACGGTGAGTTGTCAGCAGAAGCGATCCGTGCGGAGGCTGTTGAGATTGGTTTGGTTGGTGACATGGGAGAACCGGTTGTGGCAGAGACACAGGTTGGTGAGGCTGAAATTAAGTATCAGCAGGCTCGCGAATCTTTCTCGGCTGGTGACACGGCGCTTCCGTCTGATCCTCCGGCTAAGTCAGCAGTTGATGTTGCGTTCGATGAATGGAACGATGCGCGGCGTGGCGGCATGAGTAATGCTGATGCACAGGACTTGGCGTTTGCGTCGTTTATTTCTGCTGCTGCCAATGGTGACTCCACCGCTACGTTCGATGAACGGCAGTGGCAGCAAAACAGCCGGATGTACTAATGGTTCATCCTCACGGTTGCGACTGTGGAGCCTACGCCTGCAAGTTGCGGGCAAAAGGTGTGTCGGTTTTGCCTAAAGCAACTCCTACGCAACACAATCGTAAAGCACCGGCACCTCATACCAATAACAATTGGGAAAAAGGTGTAGCGGGCGAGAACCGTGGCGGTGGCACATTTATGCCATATCTAGGTGCTGATGGAAAGCCACTACCTATTAAAGAACGAAGCGCAGCAGAGTCCAAAGTAAAAACCCTGCGGCAACGTTTACAAGCGTCCGCTTCATAATAGGAGTCAATCATGGCTGAACAGTTACCAAACCCGATTCTTTCTACCGACCTTACGGTTGAGACTAAGGTCAACATCGATGAGTTGATCTACATGCTCAACCCCGACGACCTGCCCATGCTGGGCGGCGTCAACACCGACGGCTTCCCCGTCGTTCCTCGCCAGCCTGTCGATAACACCGAGTTCTCGTGGCTTGAAGACGAGTTCCTTACCCCCCGCACCACGCTTGCATCAGCGTACACCGCAACTGGTACGTCGCTGACTGTTGCTTCTGGCGCTGGCGAGCGGTTCGCTGTTGGCGACGCCGTGCGCATTGACGACGAAGTGTTTGCGATCACCGCTGTGTCGAACGACACGCTCACGGTGTCGTTTGGTGCTGCTGGCACTTCCAACGTGAACCATGCGTCCGGTGCAGAAGTGCTGGGCATCGGTACGTTCCTGTCCGAAGGTTCCATCGGTGACGAGCAGTTCACCGGTCGTACCAAGTACAGCAACTACACGCAGATTTGGACGAGCAAGATTCAGATTTCGCGTACCGCCCAGCGCATCCCGAAGTACGGCATCGCT